TATTTGCCAATATTAGCACCATTAGTTACCACCGTTCTAAACAAGGTAAAACCCTTGTTATTCCAATCTAATTTCTTCTCACATTTAGCAATCCACACACTATCTGATACACACACGGTTTTGGTACAGCCTGATAGAATCAGTGCTAAAAATATAATACTAATTACTCTTATCGTTCCAGTCATATATTTGGTCTAATTTCACTTTTATTTCATCTGGTGACATATCTTTAAAGTCATCTAATCTAGTTATTAATTTTCTATAATCTCTGGTCTTCTCTCTCACTTTTTTTAACTTACTACGTTCTCTATCTAATTGTTCCTCTAAATTAACTTTGTTCTCACTTCTTACAATCGCTTTTTTCTGTCGCCACTGTCTTAATGATATATTGGCAGCTATCAATAGTAATACTGCCAATGGGTCAAATACAAATATTAATATCAGTATGACAAATCTAACTGACTTGTCAAAGTTATCCTTTGCCTGTTCACCATATATTAACTCTGCCACATATTTGATAGGTCCTACTTCGGCCTCTATCTTATCCTGTGATAGTTCTAATTCTGCCTTTTGATTTGTTAGTTCAGCAATCTTATCACTCGCCTCAGTAATGGCTGTGTTTAAATCGTTACGTTCTTCTTCTTGTTTTTTTCTTTCTTTAAGACCTCTGGTCACATATTCTTTATCAATATAAACCTCTAGTGCCTTGTCTAATAGATTTAGAGATTTCTCTGCTCGTTCTATTATTAAATTTTGTTGATTGATTTGTTTATCTAGTAGTTCTATTTTAATATTATTACTAGATGTAGGTTTGACCTGGTCTAGGTGTGCCTTTGATAAGAAACCAAAAATACCTAATGACGTTATGAATATCAATACTATGATGGCAACAAATAGATATGTCTTTAATAACTTTGGTACATCACTGTTCCAATTATGATACAGCCAACTGGCCGCTACTAACTTACCTACTTCTAAAGCAGAACCCATAGCAATAATAGGTACTACGGCTCCAGCAAACAGTGTCGCTAGACCAACAATAGAATACCCAGCCGCTATTACGGAAATAGATATAGCCGATAGAAAGGTTAAAAAAGTTAAAAACATTAATTGATTTTGTATTCTGATCTGATTTTGGTTAATATGCTTTTGATTTTAGAAAAATAGTTTTTATCACTGGCGTAAGCGTCAAGTGTTTCTACTAGTATGTATGGATCATCTATACCATCTTCCCTTAGTTCTCTGTACTTCTTATAAGCACTACCATTATTTAGTATAGTTATGTAGTTATCATGTTGGTAAACTTTTACACCCCACTTTTTAGGGTTGTTTGAAGGCAACATATGTGGCTCTTTTAGGTCGTATGTACGAATACCAAATAAGTTTTTACCAACTCTAGCAAATCTACTATTTCCCCAGCCACTCTCTAAAGCTGCCTGAGCCAATAACAATTCAACATTTACAGGATATATGTCACTTGTAGTATGTTCAATATATTCTACACATTGTAATACATTATGTAAAAATTGTTGATTGTTAGTATGTTCAAAGTCTGGTAAACTAGGTATACTTGCCTCTGCTCTCATTGTAGTATCTTTTACATAGTACAAAAATGTGCCTGTACAAAACATAACTACAATCACTGCCATTAATGTTTTAATTACATATCTCATTTAAGCCTCGCTATATATTCATATGATTGTATAGGTGACTCATCAACATTTTCATAAGTGTAGTTTGTTTTCTTTTGAAAAAACTCTAACTTATCTGTATATGATTTGGCCGTGGCGAATATTTTATCTGCTTGTTTATCTGTATAGTTATTATGAATATCAATTACCCAATTACCCTCATAATATACTTTACTTGTGCCTGACCTGTTTGATGGTTTTACTAACTCTCTTAATTGTAGTAGTGCCTCACCGACCCTTGCTTTAATATAGGGATCTAACTCTTTTACTTTTCTCATACTTCACTCTCTCTTTCATTATAAATCAAGGCCGATCTTCTTTAACTTTGGTCGGAAACTATAAAATACTTTATTATGATTTCCTGTGTCACCTAAATTGGCCATTTGATATAGGTGTACCATTTCGTGTCCTAATGTGTCCACAAACTCTCTTTTATCTCTGTATGACGGTAACATTTCTAGCCAGTATTGTACTGTACCTTTTCTTTTCCATGTCCATGCCGTAACTTGACCATAACAGAATTTTTTAGACTTATCTTTGTAAATTTTTTTTATAAGAATTTCATTAAACGGAGATAATTGGTTTTTAAATACAACTTTATTGATCATTTTAAAATAATGTTTAATATCTTTATATGTTGTTCTATACTTCGTTCTACTAGATAATTCTCTCTTTAATATTTTTTTGACTTTCTGATCTGACATTTTTCTCCCTTTTGATTAAGATAAAAAAAATCACTTACAATCATCCTGTATATCACTACCTTTTAATAAAGAACACTTATATTCTTTGTCTGCTTGTAATCTCATTTCAGCCAAAACACCATCTAATATAGCAGGTAAATATGCCTGTATTATTTGTATTGACTCTAAAGCAAACTGGTGACCTAACTTAGCCATTTCGTTTTCTAATAACTTAGCAACGTCAGCGTTATCGCCATTCACTTTAGTTTGTATAATATGACCTATAACTGCCGTATTATAATCATCAGCTTTAACAGAGGTCATTAAACTTGTTAAACCAAACCACATTGTTGTCAATATGATTGCTAATGTAATCAAGTATTTTTTCATAGTATCTTCTCCTTTATATTTATTGGTATACAATACACCATTCCGACTATAAAGTCAAGCACTATTTTTCGTTGGGAGGTAAGGGTTTTGGCATGGCCGGAGCGTGTCCGACCATGTAAATTAGCGATTCGATTACGCTTTTCTCATAAAGTTATCGTCCCAGCCAAAGGTTTCTTTTACCAATTGCTCTGTTAGACCTTTATACTCTTTGTTCAATCTCTTATCTTTTACATTTATGATCAACTCAGCCTCTGTTTTGTGTAGGCCTTCTAATAATTGTATAAACAAAGTTTCTTTTTTAGTTTTACTAATTGAATTATCACCACCCTCAATAAAAAGGTATAGTCTTCTATACTCGTTTCTTAGCATAGCATGTTCCGTACCCACTGGTACCTCGTTTGCTATGTATGGTGGTGTTCCTTCTGGTAATACAAACTTAATCTTAGGATCAAATGCCGCCTTTAAGATTTGTCTAATGTATGGTGAGTCATACTTTCGTAATACTTCCATCTTTTTAGGTTTATCTTTAGCGTTATTAATTTTAGTAAATATCTCATGTACGGTTTCGCCTGAGGTACCTGAGGTACTTGACATAGACGCCATAGCCTTTTTACTAATTAAGTTTGGGTTTCTTGCTTCTTCAGCCATTATTTACTCCATATATGTTTCAAAAGTCATTGATGTTTTCAATCATTGACTTCATTTTATTATCAATAAAATACGGTAACAGGAGCGACCTGCTTGGTATTTTATAGTTCTTAAATGTATTTATAATGTTTTCCTCTATCGTTAATGGTATCTGAGATAGATCAATTAACTTCTTGTTTCTATTGTAGTGTTTTTTGGTTTCACTGCCTAATGGTATATTATCTAAATTAGACCATTCTTCTAATTTCTTTTTAGTAATAGGTTGTTGTCTACCACCTCTTACAAAATGGTCATCTGGACTTAATATGTTAGGCACACCATCTGACCTGTCACCTTTAATTATTTGTTCTCTTAAAAATTTTATAGGGTCTTCTTGTTCACCAATAAATGATTTTAGAAAAGGTGACCATTGATATACATTACCATAATGATGTAGTTGTATAAAGTCCTTGTCGCCTGATATAATTAGATATAAGTCCTCTGTTTGTTGTTTACATAATGTAGCAATAATATCATCTGCCTCAGCATTCTCTACATACATTACAATGTAAGGAAAGTTTTTAGATATTTCATCTTTGACCTCCGTAATAATTTTAAATATATTATCCCAATCAAACGGACCATCTAGTCTGGCCATCTTTCTACTATGTTTGTATTGTGGGAAAAAATCTCTACGCCATGGATTACCAGCGTCTGAACATAATACCATAGTACCATATTCTTCTTTAAACTTTACATTAAAACCTCTCAAAGAATTTAAGACCATATGTCTAATCATATCTTTGTTTGGTTTTACATCACCCTTACCTCTAACTTGTGCCATCAAGTTTGATATTAATATTTGGTTTAGGTCAACTAATATCATACTGTATCATCACCGTAGTAAGAACCTGGTATTTTGTTTTTTTTATCTTCAATCTTTTTCAATTCTTTTCTTTTGTTATGATTTATCACCAGAAAGGCAATAAAGAAACCTATAAAGGAAACTATACAACCTAAAACTCCTAAACCTAATCCGTATCCAAATGTCATAGTGTTAGAAGTGGCCCGAAGGCCACTCCCTCAATTGTGTTAGGCGTCAATAGAAGCTACTGTTGCTTTTGTAGGAGCAACTGTGCTAGCATTGTCGTATTTAAAAGGTGTGCCGTATAGGGCTTTGATACCAGCAGCTATGATAGCTCTAGTAGGTGTACCCATTCTGTACACATGTTTACCTTTTGATTTTGAACCGTAGATCATAAAACCTTCAGCTCTTAAAGTATCAACCATAGCTCTTGGTGATTTTAGTCCGTAAGTAGTATTTAAAGACTTCCAAGATACTGATTGACCTCTTTGTAATAGATTAAGAATTTTTGCCTTTTTAGACAATTTTTTTCTTCCTCTAGTTTCTGTTTTATTATTATTTAAACCAAACATGATTTTTCTCCTTTTCAATTGATTTATTAAAAACTATTTTACAACCGGTGACGGCGATTCTCGTAAGAATTTTGTTATTCATCTAAATCATCTCCTGTAAATATTGTAGAGTCGTTTAGAGTATTTAAATCTTCTTTTACATCTTTACTCAATGGTTTATTGGTCTTCAATGGTTTATCTAACACTGTGCTATAATCTATTCTAGCTGACATGGCACTGCCTTGGTTTTGTTTTAAGTGTACCAATTTGTCGGCAAGTTTCTGTGCTGGATGTACCATTTCAAAATCTCTATAGACTAAACCTCTAATCATATCAACAACCATGGCCAAGTCTTTTGTAAATGTATTCTTTTCCGTTTTAATGGATAGATCATATAATTGTCTTAACAAGTTCATACTAATATCATCTACTGCTGTTTCTACAAACTGCTTTGTTTGATGATCTCTAATCTTTTTAGCTGCCTTATCATCTTGTTTTTTACGAGGGCCTGCTGTAGACCTTTCAACAATACGATTGGTAGGAAATTGTATGATATTGTCATCTGCCACTATATGATCTCACCCTTAAAGTTTACTTTACCTAAATCAGCAAAGTGTTCTACAAGTTGATTATATCCACCAACTAACTTACCATCAATCTTAATTTGTGGCATAGTTCTTACTTGTTTACCAATGTCTTCTAACATGGCTTGTGGACTATCAAACTCTTCCATCTTTTTTTCAGTGTATTCATAACCTAGCGATTTAACTAAGTGCTTCGCTTTGTTACAGAATACACAATTGTTTTTACTGTATATTATTATTTCCATCTTTATTACCTATTAGTTCTTCGTAAGCAATCTTAGCTTTTTCTTTTGTATTATAAGCGTCAACAGCCTCTGCTATTGTGAAGTTGTACATTTTATTGTACTCACCCATTGGTAAAATTAAGCCAATCCAAACTCTGTAATAATTATTTTTAGTAATTGTTACATCTTTTTTCCAGATTTCATAACCTCTAACAGGTGTATTCTCAATCAAGTTAACAATAGTTGACTCAACCTCTGATACAGTTGTCTTGTTATGATTTTTACCTAGCTCTGTAATAAATTGTTTGCTAGACTTATTCATTTCGCCTTTAATAATATCAGCCATTTCTGCTTTAGCAATCATCATACCTTTTTCAATTGCTAATTGTAGATCAGGCGACACGGCCGTACCAACACCAAAGATACATACTTTATCTTTGTCTTTACCAAATGTAGAAGTGCCACATGCTTTCTTTTCAGAAAAATCTGACATATACCACTTTGGTACTTCTTTTAAGACTTTGCCACTCTCAGACTTCATCTTATATGTAGAAGAACAATTAGCAACCAACAATCCAGCCACTACAACTCCTACTAGTTTTTTCATCTTATTCATAATTAATTAACCTCACTTTTCACATTATATACTAAATCTTGTAATTTGTCAAGGCCGATTGATAACCAATCTAATGCCTCAGGAGCTGTCATTCCTGTATAAATTACAAAAACAAGTGAGATTATGATAATATTCTTAATCATCTAACCTCCCATTCACCATTTA